TAACACTTATATAGTTCGCCGCGTTGGCGAACTTAACGTCGCAGTTAATCCACTTCAACTGCCCTAGGCTTTGAGCAGAAATATATCCGGTTGACGCACTGCCTCCGATGATGAACTTGCACTTGTCGAATACTAGTGTTCGTTCGCTGCTAACGGTCCCCAAAAGATGACGCCCGGCATTCGTGCTATTGGCAGATGTAAACTGTATTCCGTACCAGTAACTGCATCCTGTTATCGTGATGTACGATGCCGCACCTGTGCGGGCTATAGTCGCGCCAGTTGCTATCGTCGCCGGAGGTCCGCCGGATGTTCTATCTGCGCAGATGATTTTGACTGGCAGAGCTTGCGTGCCCAGTGTGGCGTAAGTAATTGCCCCGGCAGTTGTTTCGGCGTGATCGCTGGCTATGTAAATCGTATCTCCAGCCGCCACCAACGCCATAACCGTTTCCAGTTTGGCCGCACCCTTTGCCCAACTGCTGTATGCAGAGGAGTTGTCTCCTCCAACACTGTTGACGTAGTAGGTAGTCATTACGCACTCACCGCTTGGCCAAACTCGCGTAAAGCTAGTTGATGCTCAAGAGCAGTTGCGTGAGATGCTAAGATGCCTGAATAATCTGCACCTACACCGGAAAAGTATTCCATTTCATGCACTGCACCAACAGAGTCGGTAAATCTCTCTCTTACGAATCTATCTCCGTTTGCCTGCACTGCCTGCAAGACGTATTCGCTACTGACTATGCTCATAGATCACTCTCCGCCAGCATGGCGAGGTAGCGATCCTTCGCCGGAAGGAACCTGCTCGTCACCAGCGAATTCCATTGCGTTGTGTTGAGCGAGCGACCATACGCGGCGTTGAACGACAAACGCACCTGATCGCTGGTGAAGTCACCCAACTGGATGCGGTTCCAAATCCACCAGATGAGGCGAGAAAACTCCCACTTGTCTCCGCGATCGTAGGCATCACGCAGCCGCGCCCAGAACCGGGCGGCGAACTCGGCGGAGGTCTGGGGGTTGAGGGTCAGGGCCATAGGTCAAGGCATCGCCGTGTACGTCAGCGAAGAACAGGAAACCGTATCTCCCGCTCCGATAGTCAGTGGGCCGCTCAAGTTGATATCGGAAGCACTCGCAGCGACAGCGCAGTGAACGACGACAGTACCGGCGCCTGTCTCCAAAGTCGCCGTTGCCACTGGAGAAGCATTCCCGGCAGCATTCGTATCGCTGGTGATCGACGAGAAGGTAAGCACGCCAGCAGTCGCTCCGGCACCCACTGGGTTGGAACATGCGAGAGTCGCCGCCGCCGCTCCAGGACTACCCACAGTCCCGGTGAGCCTGAATTTCAGCTTCGCCGTAGTGCCTAAGGCGGAGGTAACGGCGTCGGCGGTTGCTGTTCTGAAGACTGTGGAGTGGGTGACTGACATTCTGGAGTCCCGGTTATCGTGTATTCCTCGACCTTGCCCGTGTGGGCACGCGTGATCTGGATCGTTGCCTTGAGAACAGCCGGCTTGGCCTGGAGTTTGATGTCGTTGGAATCGGTAGTCATAGCGGCGTCGCCACAATGGATTCGGTCATGCCGTTGTCCGCCCTGACGACATCGAACCTGTAGTCAGACGTGACAATGGATTCGCTCCAGCCATCGGCATCTCGCACGATCGTGAACTGGCGGAGCCGCGGCTTCCTGCCTTGAGCGTCCTTGCCAGGAGCTCCAGGCGGACCCTGAGGCCCAGGCGATCCTTGCTCACCAGGCGGTCCCGGCGGCCCCTGCATCCCGTCGATGCCATTGCGGCCAGCCTTTCCGTCCCTGCCTGGTTTACCGTCCCTGCCCGGCTCACCATCCATCCCACGGAATCCGGCCGGTCCTGGAGCGCCGTCACGTCCGTCACGGCCTGGCAGGCCGTCCCTTCCGTCCTGCACGATCTTCAGCAGTGATTCAGCCATATGCGGGCTCATTTGCTATGCGGTTGGATAGGGACTGCATCGACCGCAGGAACCTCGCCACGTCGGCTGGCGGCTCGGCGGGAGGCGGTTGAGCCGCTGGAGCTGCCGGCGCAGTAGCCTTTCCGAAAGGATCAGCACCCGTGTCGCGTTTGTCCAGCGCGGCCAGGCTGTAGTTCTGCTGCTGCAGGTACGGCGTGTCGCCACCGGCGACCGGAGGCAGGTTTAGGCGTTCGCGCGCCTCGTTCGGCGAGGTGATCCCCGCGGCGACCTGTTCCTTCAAGGCCGCAGTCAGCGTAGCGGTGTCCATCCGCAACAGATCGTCCAGATCGAACTCGACGCCGAGATCGCGTCCGGATATCTGTGTCAGTCCGAGGCCGTAATCCAGGCACGCCTCGAGCGACTCGATCAGCGACTGCAGGCACTGGCTGTAGTACTGCTGGTTCAGCGCCTGGATGTTCGTGTAGGCAGGCGGTGGAGCAGCACCGACCATGTACGCCGGGACGTGGAACACCGCGCAGACCTGTTCCGCGCTCAACTTGAGTTGAGAGACGAGATCCGCGTCGACGGCGTTCTGGCTCATCGGCTCGTACTTCAACCCGTCGCCGAGCACAGCCACCTTACCAGCGCTGCTGGCGTAGTTCTTCTCCCAGTAGTCCTTCAGCCTCTTGGCCGTCTCGTCGCCGATCTGGCCTGGCGCGGTGAGAACGCCGGACGGACGCGCCATGTTTGAGAAGAATGCAGTGGAGTGCTGCTGGATCTTGAGCGCCTGTGTCGCGGCGAGGCCGCAGGCGAAGATCGGGCTGACGCCCACGAGCGGATGGAACAGGCAGACCATCGTGTCGTGGATGATCTCGCTGGCCGGGACGGCCGGCATGTCCTGCGGCACGTTGGCCAGGTTGTCCATCTGCAGCTGGTAGTAGACGGAACCGTCCGGCGCGACCAGCGGCCTGACGCGGGTCGGATCGAGGACGTACATGTCCGTGACCACCTGGCGCGCGTCCCGCTGCTTCAGGATGTAGGCGTTCCCGTGAGACAACTTACTCACGAGCCACTGCTCAATGAACTTCTGCGTCGTCTGGTATCTGTTCGGCTTGCGGAGCACCGGCGAGAACGCCGGACTGTCGACTTCGGCCCAGATCCCGTTCTCGTCTTCCTCGACGAGCTCAAGATCTAGCTTGCCGATGTCGGCGGCGATCAGCGTGATGCACGCGAACACCGTCGCCTGCGCCATGACGTGATCCTGGCGAACTTCGGTAACGTCGTTCTGGAAGTCAGTCGCCGGCCGGCCCATCCACCAGGAGATCCAGCCGCGGTCATCCACGCCGGTGTACGACACCGGGACGGCCTTGACCAACGCGCGGCCGGCCCTGGTCACGGCAGCGATCGCGCGGGACAGGATGTTCATTCTTCAGCGACCAGATCGCGGCGCTGGTACTTGCGCGTGTAGGCACGCTTTGGTTTCACCGGTTCCTCGGCGGAGACCTCCTCCTGCGCGCGCTGTGCCCACCGCAGAGCGGTGACGAGCTTGGCGTGCGTCTCGCCGACGACTTCGTATGTGTCGCCGATCTCTCGCGTCCTGCCACCGTACCGATGGCGCTGAGTGGTGATCATGGTGACTGTCATTCGTTGTCCTGGACAAAAGCCCCGGCACCCGAAGGCGCCGGGACAAACTCACAACAAGGAGATCAGCTCGCGATGCCGTCGTAATCGGCGTCGCTGATGTACGCCACCGCCGACGAACGGCGCTTGGCGAAGTTGATCGGCCTCACGACCTTGATCGCAGTCGACTCGGTCTGGAACATGGACACCATGTACTGGGTTGCAGCGACAGGTGTATCCGTTGCGCCGACTGGCGCCGCCGACTGCTCGACCATCGTCTCGCGGGAGATCGACACTTGCACTCCCAGATCGCCGATCCGATAGATTTCCGCAGGGTTCAACAGGATGATCGCCGACGGGTCGACGTTGTCACCAGTGACCACCGGATCACCCAGCAGCGTGCCGCCGCCGGCACCCAGCGCCGGGAATTCCGGCTGGCCGAGCGCGTTGACGAGCAGCGACAGCGCCTTCGCCATCGATGGGTGCATGACCAAGACCAAGTCCGTCACCTGCAACGCCGTGATGAACGGACGGTACAGCGCCTTGATGTCGGTGCGCAGTGCCGCGGCGTCCACACCGGCCGACAGGATAGCCACCAGTCCGTTCAGGATGCCGGCCGGCGAAACTAGCGCACTCGCCGCGGTGGTCGACAGGAACGTCTGGTCGATACGCTGCGAACTGGCTTCCACCAGCGCGTCGCGCACCAGCATCTCCGCTGACGGCGTCGAGTCGCGCAGCAGTTCGTTGGAGACGACGGCGAGCGCCGCGACCTTCAACGGAGCCAGCGAGACGGTGCTGAAGTCGGCCTTCGACACAGGGATCGGCTTGGACTCACCCACCCAGTAGCCGGTCGCGTTCCCGTCCTGACCCTTCACAACCACGTTTGCCGGGATCGTCTTCAGGCCGAGGCGGTCATAGACCGTGCGGTTCTGGAGCATGGTGATGAAGTCGCCGGTGTAGCGGGTGTCCGCCTGCACAAGTTCCGCACCCCACTCGCCGGATGACGATCCGCCGCCGGCGATTTCGTTCGTCTTGATCCAACGGACGAGCGTCGGATTGGTCTTGCCCCAGCGCGCCTGCGCGATGTTCCCGGCGGTGTCCTGCTCGAGATGCGCAAGGCACTTGGCAATGACCCTTCGCGTGAACGCCTGGCCAGGGAACTTCTCGTCCACATCCTGCGACCGGACGATGATGGACGGACCGCGGCTGGCGGATGCGGCGAAGACGCCGGAACCGTCGACGGCCTTCGCTTGCGCGGAGTTGATCGCGTCGAACTTCATCTGGCGGATCTCGTCGTCGAGCGACTTGACCT